TTTATTTAAAAAATAAAATAAAACAAGAAAACAAAAAGACTAATGGCAACAAACAGTAAAGTATTCGTATCACCTGGTGTGTATACCTCTGAAGTAGACTTAAGTTTTGTAGCTCAAAGTGTTGGGGTAACAACATTAGGTATTGTTGGTGAAACTTTAAAAGGACCAGCATTTGAACCTATATTTATCACAAACTTTGATGAATTTTCTACTTACTTTGGAGATACTTCACCAGAAAAATTTATCAACACTCAAATCCCTAAGTATGAGGCGGCTTACATAGCCAAGGCTTATTTACAACAATCAAATCAATTGTTTGTAACTAGAATATTAGGATTATCAGGTTACGATGCGGGTCCATCGTGGACAATAACAACAAAGGCGAATGTAGACCCATTAACAATAGATTTTTATTGTGAAGACCCAGTTATTGTAAACTGTGAACCAGATTGTAATGACTTTTTAACTATTGATTTCGCAATAGACTTTTCGGGTTGTACTAACAGTATAGACTCTATTGAGTTTTTAGACCCAACACAAATACCAACTGTAATTGCGAATAGAATTGATATTCCTTATGAATTGTTTGATGGTAGTACTTCTACATTGAGAACAAACATGGAAGACCAAATTTTTGACATTTTAAATGACACTAATTTGGAAAACACATCAATTTATTATTATGGTGCAATTTCAGGAGATACCTACAGTGGTTTTAGTCCTGTGTTCACCGCAGAAACTAATGTGTTTGGTGTTAACAGTGTTGATGCTTCAGTAATTGATTATTCGGCACCTCAAAACGACCCTTGGTATTATGCATTATTTGATAATTTAGGTAATGCTGCTTATACAGGATATTCATTTTGGAGTGTTGTTACAGGTTTAACTTTAACACCACCAACAACTACGACAACCACAACATCAACAGGTACTACAACAACCACAACAACTAATCCTTGTGTGACACCAACACCAACAAGTACAACAACTACGACTACCGCAGCTCCTGTTAATTGTTATACAGGTACTTTAATCGGTAGGATTTATGTGTTCTCAGGAACCGCATATACTGATTATGATGATTTGGTAATTGCAACTCTTCGTTCAAGAGGTATTGCAACTTACAGTTCAGACAATGGTCCAGTATATGAAGTATCAGGTTTGACAGATGTTATTATGGACTGTACAGGTCAATATTCAGGTGTAACTAAAAACCCATATGCAACCTTTGGTTTAAATGTAACAAATAAAAATGGTGAGAATTTCTTCTTTGAAACATCTTTCCAAAACTCAGACCCTGAATACTTACCTAAAGTTTTCGGTTCATCAAATTTTGCAAAACCAAGAACGGTTGTTCCATTATTTGTTGAGGAAAGATTCCAAGCTCTTTTAAACTACGGTTGGAGAAAAGGATTCATCAGAGGTTTAAATTGTGATTTAACAGCGTTACCTAACGCAAGACAAGGTAATGACCCAACGTCAATTGCTTGGTATTTAGAACAATATCAATCACCAACATCACCTTGGGTCGTATCTGAATTAAGAGGTAACAAAGTTTACAACTTATTTAAATTTACAACAATCGCTGATGGAGATGACGCAAATACTGAAGTTAAATTATCAATTTCTAATATTTCATTTAATAACGGAACATTTGATGTTTTAGTTAGAGATTTCTTTGATTCAGACTCAAACCCAGTTGTTTTAGAGAAATTCACAAATTGTAATATGAACCCTAACGATAACGCGTTTATCGCTAAAAAAATTGGTACTACTGATGGTGAATACCAACTAAACTCTAAATATATTATGATTGAAATCAATGAGGATGCACCTATAGATGCGTTACCTTGTGGATTCTTAGGATTTAATTTTAGAGAATATGCGGGTGTTAGACCTCCATTCCCAATTATTAAAACTAAATATGATTTCCCTGGTGAAGTAATTTATAACCCACCGTTTGGATTATCATCAGGTGCAGATGACGTTACAAGAAGTAATGGTGATAATGTTCGTAGAACCTACTTGGGTATTTCAGATACTATAGGTATTGACGTTGATTACTATTCTTATAAGGGTAAACAATTACCGTTAGACATATGTTCTGACTCAACAGGTGAGGATTGGGCGTTTAGAAGTAGAGGTTTCCATATGGACATTAATGCTAGTGCAATCACAATCCCTAATGCGTTTGTAACTAGTGGTACACCAGCGTTTTATGTTGGTAGTGCACCTTTCACTTCAGACCCTGATAACGAAGATAATCCATACTACAGAATATTCGCTCGTAAATTTAGTTTATTGTGTCAAGGTGGTTTTGACGGATGGGACATCTATAGAGAATACAGAACTAACCAAGATAGATTTAAATTAGGTAGAAATGGATACTTGAACGGAGCTTGTCCTTCAATCAAATACCCAACAGCAACAGGATGGGGAGCATTTAAACAAATTACTGTTGGTGACAACACTCAAGATTATGCAAATACTGACTATTACGCTTATCTTTTAGGTCAAAGAACATTTGCTAACCCTGAGGCGGTAAACATTAACGTGTTCGTAACACCAGGTATTGACTATTTATATCATTCAGATTTGGTTGAAAGTGCAATTGATATGATTGAGAATGATAGAGCTGACTCTTTATATATTTGTACAACACCTGACTACAACATGTTTGTACCGTCAACTCAAGGTAATCTTGATTTAATTTACCCACAAGAAGCGGTAGATAATTTAGAAACAACAGGTATTGATTCTAACTACACCGCAACTTACTACCCTTGGGTATTGACTCGTGACAGTGTTAATAATACTCAAATTTACATACCAGCAACTGCTGAGGTAACAAGAAACTTGGCTTTAACAGACAACATTGCTTTCCCTTGGTTCGCGGCGGCGGGTTACACTCGTGGTGTTGTAAACTCAATTAAAGCACGTAAAAAGTTAACTCAAGAAGATAGAGATACTTTATATCAAGGTAGACTTAACCCAATCGCAACTTTCTCAGACATCGGAACTGTTATTTGGGGTAATAAAACTCTTCAAATAAGACAGTCGGCACTTGATAGAATTAACGTAAGAAGATTGTTATTACAAGCTCGTAAGTTGATTTCAGCGGTATCTGTTAGATTGTTGTTTGAACAAAACGACCAAAAAGTTAGACAAGATTTCTTAGATGCGGTTAACCCTATCTTAGATGCAATCAGAAGAGACCGTGGTCTATACGACTTCCGTGTAACAGTTTCTTCAGATACTGCTGATTTAGATAGAAACCAGATGACGGGTAAAATTTATATCAAACCTACAAGGTCACTTGAATTTATAGATATCACCTTCTACATTACACCAACAGGTGCATCGTTTGAAAATATCTAATAACCAATATTTATAAAGGTGGGGTTTTCCCCACCTTTTTTAGCCAAATATAATTAATGAATAAAAAATACGTATTTAGAGAAGGTATTGACGAGACTGGTAGTCCTGATATGAAGTATTATGCTTTTGATTGGGACGACAATATTATGATAATGCCAACCAAAATAATGTTAATGGATGAGGATGGTGATGAAGTTGGTATGTCAACTGAAGACTTCGCAGAATACAGAACTGAAATTGGTAATCAACCTTTTGAGTACGAAGGACACAAAATAGTTGGGTTTGCAGAAGAACCATTTAGATTTTTCAGAACTTCAGGTGATAAACAATTTATTATTGATTCTATGATAGCAAAACCAGGTCCTTCTTGGCCTGATTTTGTGGAAGCGATTAACAACGGTTCAATATTTTCAATAGTAACTGCAAGGGGACATAATCCTGACACAATTAAAGAATCTGTTTACAATTTGATTATTTCTAATCATAATGGTATTAACTCAAAAGAATTAATAAAAAATTTGGAAAAGTATAGAGATATCTCAGGTGAAAAAGGTGAAAGTAAAAAAGATATTATTAAAGAGTATCTTGACCTTTGCAGATTTTATCCTGTAACATTTGGGGAAGGTTCTGCAACAAATCCTGAAGAAGGTAAAATTAAAGCTTTAAAAGATTTTGTTAATTACGTAAAAAGGGTTTCAAAATACATTAACAAGAAAGCTTACTTAAAAAATAAAATAACTAATAGATTTTTACCAACTATTGGATTTTCAGATGATGATTTAAGAAATGTAGAAAAAGTTAAATCTCATTTTGAAAAAGAACCAGATAATATAATTAAAACTTATTCAACTGCAGGAGGAATAAAAAAACCTTACTAGTTACTTATATGCTAAGAATAATTTTAAAAAAAACAAAAGTAAAGAGAAAAAATTTATTTGGTGATATTTATAATAAACTAATAAACAAGAAATAATAAAAAAAAACTGAAATGGCTGATTTATTAATGAAAATGCCGATACCGTATGAACCTAAAAGACAGAACAGGTTTATACTTCGTTTCCCAACAACTTTGGGAATTAACGAATGGTACGTGGAATCAACGGCTAGACCACATATCACAATTAACCCTGTAGAAATTCCGTTCCTAAACACTTCAACATATGTTGCAGGTCGTTTTACATGGGGAACGATTAACGTTAAATTCCGTGACCCTATTGGACCATCCGCGTCTCAAGCTCTTATGGAGTGGGTCCGTCTATGTGCTGAATCCGTAACAGGTCGTATGGGTTATGCTGCGGGTTATAAAAAGAATGTTGACCTTGAAATGTTAGACCCAACTGGTGTTGTTGTTGAAAAATGGATTTTGGAGGGTACATTCTTATCTGATGTTAACTTTGATTCATTGGCTTATAATACTGACGCATTGGCAAGTATTACGGCTACACTTCGTATGGATAGGTGTATATTAGTTTATTAATATAATTTCAGTTATAAAATTAAGGAAATCCACGTCAAAAGCGTGGATTTTTTATTTACTGTTTAAAAAAAACCATATATTTCTATATTTGTATTAAAAGGAATATTAATATGGAACAACCTAGTGTATACGAAGCAGGAATGCAGAATTTCAATTTACCACACGATGTGGTAACACTACCAACTGGTGGTATTTTTTACAAAAATAAAAAGAAGTCTATTAAAGTTGGATATCTAACTGCCAATGACGAAAACTTACTAATTTCTTCATCACAATCAAGTAATGAGACAATCATAATGTCTTTATTAAGAAGTAAAATTTATGAACACGATTTAAGACCTGAAGAGTTAATTGATTCTGATATTGAAGCAATTTTAATATATTTAAGAAACACTTCTTTTGGTCCTGAATATAATGTGTCCTTGATTGACCCAAAAACAGATAAAAAATTTGAACATACATTCTTATTAGAAGAATTAAATCTAAAAAGATGTGAACATAAAGCGGATGAAAACGGTATCTTTACAACAAGATTACCTAAAACAGGCTCAACAGTTAAATTAAGACCCTTAACATTTGTTGAAGTATTAGATATTAATAAAATGTCCGAACAATATCCAGCTGGTAGAGTTGCACCAACAATTACATGGAGACTAATGAAACAAATTGTTGAGGTTGAAGGTAATACATCTCAAGAAGTGATTTCACAATTTGTTAATTCATTACCTATTATGGATTCAAAATACATCCGTAATTTTTTACGTGACAATACACCCTCGTTAGATTTAACACAAAAAGTAAAAGCCCCGTCAGGAGAAATGGTGAATTTTAATATCACCTTCGGGGCCGAATTTTTTCGCCCTTTCTTCTAAGTACAGACAAATTTTAATAGAAGAATTTTATTTCTTATCTAAATTTATCAGAATACAATACTCTGAATTTATGAATATGCCAACTTATATTAGGAAATATATTATAGACAGAGTTATTGAAGACAATACACCAAAAAACGGTGAATAAAATATTGTTTGGTGTATTTATATATTATATAACACCAAGGTATGCTTCAAAACACAAATAATACGGGGGGTGGTTTTGACCCAATTGCTAAACTAACGGAATCATTTAATTCTTTTGCGGTTAAAGTTGGTGAATCTTTAGCTTCAAATTTAAGTGCGGTTGAAATTGCTAAAACCGTGTTAGAAGTTGATGACGCGGCTGTAGGCATTGCAAAATCATTTGGTCAAGGTCGAGAAAATGTTTTGGAAATGTCCAAAGCTATGGCAGGTGCGGTTAGGGAGGTCACTCTATTAGGTGGTAATTTTCAAAAGATTGCTGAAATACAAGAAACCGTTGGTGCTGGATTAGGTAGAAATTTAATTTTAACAACAGAATCTTACGAAAAACTTTATGCCGCTTCAGAAGTTTCAGGTCGAAGTGCTAAAGAGATTGTAACATCATTTAAAGATGCTGGTTTTTCTGCATATCAATCAGCCACTCAAATGGAAAAAGTTATTAATGTATCTCGTTCAATGGGGGCTAATGCAAAGGCGGTTAGTGAAACCGTTTTACAAAACATGGACGCTCTTAACAAATATAACTTTGATGGTGGAGTACAAGGATTGGCGAAAATGGCTAGTCAGGCTAGTTTATTGAGGATTAATATGAAAGAAACTTTAAACTTCGCTGAAAAAGTTTTTGACCCTGAAGGTGCTATTGAAGTCGCGGCGGCAATGCAAAGATTGGGTGTCGCAAATTCTGAATTATTAGACCCATTAAGATTAATGGATATGGCTCAAAACGACCCCGCTGAGTTACAAAACCAACTTTCAAAAATGACAGAACAGTTTGTTCAGTTAAATGAAAAGGGTCAATTTGAAATTATGCCAGGGGCTAAAAGACAGTTAAGAGAAATTTCACAATCCTTAAATATACCTTACGAGACACTTACCAAAATGGCGATTGGTACCAAAGAACTTGACATGAAAATGCAACAAATCAAGTTTCCAACAGGTATGTTCACTGAAGACCAAGAAAGAATGATTGCTAATATGGCCGAAATGGGTGAAGACGGTCAGTTTAAAATTAGTATTGATGGTGAGGCGACAAATTTAGATGACGCTATGGTTAAAATTAGTGCCATGAGTAAAGAACAACAGGATAAATTTTTTGAAGCGACCAAAGAAAAAACTGTTGAAGAATTAGCCAAAGAACAATTAACGACTTTACAAGATATTAATGCTAATATTGCTGCTTTAAAGGTTATTCCGTCTGCAGTTGCGGGTACAAGAGCTGCCAAACAAGCTTTAGAAGCTCCAAGATTAATAACTCGAGAAGTTGCCGATGTTTTTACAGGAACTGAGGCCACTAAAATTAGTAATTTAACTAAAGGTATTGATGAGGCGTCTAGTAAAATATTAACCGATATTAACAAATTGATAACTGGTGAAGGTTCAATGACCCAACTATTAACAACTATGGGTGAGGTAGGGAAACAATTTGAGTCGTTTACTTTGGCGGGTGCCGAACAAATGACAGTTCAATATGAAGAATCGATTAAAAAATTAGGGGATGCTAATAATATGTTTATTGATATTCTTTTAAATAGTGGTAAAAAAATAAAGGATATGTTTATGGTTGACCAAAATATAAATCAACCGCAAACAACAACACCACCATTACCAGCAACAAGTCAATCTAATCCTCAGATGACTAATATGAACAATACAACACCACCTGTAAATAATACTCAACAAAACCAATCAACAAATAATAGTCCTATAGATGTTAATTTAAATATAAACGCGTCGAACCCTAATATAGACACAAACCAAATAATACTTGCATTACAAAATACTGGAGTACAAGAAGCTTTGGTTACTGCGGTTAATCAGGGGAGATATAATAATGGTTTATCATCAATGAATTCAAACCCA